ATGAGTTGGTTAATAGAAGCAAAAACAAAAAAAGGAAGCTATGTAAAAGCAAGCTATATTTGTGATTGGGAAAAGTCTGCAAAAGCAAGTTTTGCAGAACTACAAAGAAAATTCCCAGAGTGCAATATAACTGTTTACAAACTTCTAAACGTAACACCAGAATTTGAAGGAGGTATAAAATGACAAGCACAGGACTACTCGCAAGCGCGGCCAGTTTGAAAAACATAACGGCACTAATAAACCGATACTTCTACAGTGAGGGCGATTTAATACCTGTTATGGTGGACAATGGGCTATGGTGGATTAAAAGAGTGAAAGAAAACTTTTTTATCCAAAACTACAAAGTGGAAAGAAAAGGAGGAAGATACAGGTTCGCAATAGAGCAAGGTCTAAACCCGAATGCGATAAAAGAAAAAGCGGAGCAAATGGAAATGTTTCCAGAACAAGAGGAAACACAACAGCTAACAATGTTCGCAATGGGGGCAATATGAAACTAAAAGGCTACATTTTTGACTGCAAATTGAAAAGCGGAAAAAAGGGACTAGAAATAAGCTACGGGTTCAGCGTTAAAAATGCAATTGAAGTCATTTTAAAAACGTGCGAACACGTGGAAAAGGTTCTGCCTACGTACATAATCATCAAACCGGAGGACATTCAAAATGCTTATTAAATTCAGAGCAATGAAGCGAGAGGGCTATGAACCGCTAAACGAATTCGGAAGCCTGCTAGAAGCCGCACACGTTTTGGCTGATGTTTGCAAAGGAAACAATCAGGACAAAGCATATTTCATAGAGCGGAAAGAATTTCCAGAAGAGGACTAGAATTATTCCACAGCCCCGCAAGGGGCTTTTTTTTTGCCGCCGACCAATTTTATGGGGGGAAGGCAATTTTCTTTTTTCTTTTGCACATACGAGCACAGAATAAAAAAGAAACAAAAAAGAAAACGCCCTTTACTTTTATTTTTTTAAGTCCGCTTTGTAAGCAAGATAAACACCGCAGTGCCAAGGCTCACAATTATGAATATGAGCACAACAGAATTTAAGCTTGGGGCATTTAGCACAGCCGCTAAACGCAAGCCCGTCAGGGCAAAAATCACAGCGAGCATAGAAACAAGAATTTATGTCTTTGAACATTTTTTATCTCCATTGTTAAAAAGGCAAATTGTCAATTTATTTATCCAAATCAAAAGCAATACAGCGATAACTCATACAAGGCGCACAGTCAGATTTATGGGAGTTATATCTATATATACGCTTGATATAATAATTTTTAATACCCATATCTTTAATAAAGACATTGAAATAATTCCTAGCAGAATCTAAAGTATCATATTCACAACTACAAGGCAATTTTATTCTCTTCATATTATTATCTCCTATGTTAAAAAGGCAATTCTTCCAACTCTTTCTGATGCTCTATTTGCTTCAAAGCAGTCTCGGAATCAACAGGAATAAAACCATCGTCTTTGGGCGGGTGATTGTCAAAACCGTCTTTATTATAATCATTATTTTTATACTCGTTGTAATATTTTCGCAAACCAATAATGTGAGTTATACGCTGGGCGTTGCTCATTGTGTACATAACGCTCTCAAACAAAGACAAAAATTCGTCAAACGTATTGCACAAGCTAAGAGTTTTAAAGTTTCTAATTATATTCTTAGTAGATGTGATTTCATCGGCTTTGGGAATAAACAAATTAATGAAAAATTTGTCGTTAGTCTCAACAGATAAAGGGCTATACTGGTATTTGTTAGGGTCTTCCCAATGAACAAGATACTTTTTTGCACCGTCTATTGAATAGACACGCTCAAACGAGTTTGGTCGCAAAAGCTGATCGCTTTCCTCCGACACTTGACCGTCCTTAGGCGTTTCGTAATCCTCATTTTCTTTTATGTCTTTTTTCTCGTCAAACTTACCCCAGTCCTCAAAATGATTCTGCATACTATTGAGCCTACGAGCGGCGGCAAAAGTCATAAGCAAATGCCAATGAGGCTTCACAGGCTCACCAAGCTCGTTTTTATCATAATCGTGGACTATAAAATAATAGTTCCGAGATATGCCGCGGCAACGCTCTTTTATTAAATCAAGATTATCCCAGCAAGCAGGGATAATAAGCTGCCAAGAACGAGACTGGACTGATTTTTCTTTGCGAATCAAAGAACCTTTCAATATCATACAAAACACTCCTTTAAAAAAAATATGTTACAGATACAGGGGGCATTAAGACAAGCCCATGCCCCCTGTATCCAACGTGATTTACATCACGTTTTACGTCATAGGCTAGGACGCCCTTCCACATTAAAATTCTGCCTTTCCACGCTGTGGAAAGGGCAAATTTTAATGCAGAACCTAGGGCGGGGGTGTTGCCCTAGCCTATGACGTTAGTCAAACCTATTTAGCCATCCAAATCAGCTTAACCAAAATAAAGCAAGAGAAAAGAATGAAAAAATATTCGTAATAATCACTAAAACCATTCTTCAAATTCTCATAACTAAAATCATTATTACCCGATGGACATTCAAAAGAAGTACTACTATATCGCTGAGAAGAACTAGAAGAAAAAGAAGAAAAAGGAACATAAAGCTGACAATTAGTCATGTAAGAAGAAACGCACTCAATGTGAGCAAAAGAAGAATTAGAGCTTTGACGGCAATAATCAAGCAAGCCATTAAAATCGGCAATAGAACCGCCATTATCACTAAAACGACAAATCAACTGACAATCGTAAACACCAGCACCGCAAATAGACATAATACCTCCTATTTCATTCCTGACATAATAGCGTACCAAAAGGCACAACACAACACAAAACCTATGAAGTAATCCATATTATTTAACCTCCGTTTTTTCAACTCTCAAAAAAAGTGTATATTTTTCACTGCCAAAAAGAAAATCCAAAGGAATAAAATTGAATAAATATCTACGCTTGGAAAAGTCGCTGGAAAGCATAAGCAAACCGACTTTGTCAAAACGACCATTGAGAGAAAGAAGGTTAGAGCCTGTTCTATATGTTATATTAACATTAGAACCATCTACACGCATATCCAAGCCCTCTATAATTTTCTCATAGGTCTGTGTTTTATTCCCGTTTGGGTCGTAAGTATACGAAGCCTCTCGGAGGCTCTCATTGCCCAAAGAAAGCAAAGTAGTATCAGAGCTTTGTAGCTGGGTCTTTTGTGCGGTGTTAGAAAAATCCCAAAGAAAAGATTTTTGAATGGCTAATCTACGATTAACTATCTCATAGTAAATTGTGTAATTGTAGTAAAGAGGCTTGGGAGGATCAAGAGTGTCTATTTTTACTATTGTATCCCTTTTTACTACCATTATTGTATCATGCTTAACCTTAGTAATCGTCCTAGTTCTAACATTTTCAGAATTGCGTTCGCCTGCCTGTGGGCTCGTGACCTCGCCCACAACGGCAGGCGAACGCAATGCCTCATTGCGAGAAGGATTAAGCCATGCAGGTGGCTGAGCATGCGACAACGCAATAGCAAATACTAAAAGAAAAAAGAAAACAACAATAAAACGAAAATCAAAAAATTTCACGATTTTTTTCATTAGATCCACTCCTTGCCCTTTGAGCAAAAAAGATAACGAAACCCATTAATACTATAATTAATCTTCGCATAATAGCAAATATGCCTATGAGAAACCCAATAGCCAAAATAACAACACCTAGGAGTGCAAAAAGCAGGACGAAGTCTTTCTTTCATTTTTCCCTCCTGAAATAAAAATTAAATTTAGGGCAGTAAGAAGATGGAATATTCTTAGGCTCCAATGTATCCACTTTGCCACCTGGGCGAAGAACAAAGAATTTTTCTCCGCAATAGTATTCCTCATATTCACCCAAGCTAAAAGAAGTAGAACGCTCATAAGCTTCCTGCTGACGCTTATTCAAACCCTTACCCTGCATCATACGAATGAAAGAAGGAAAGGAATAGACGGAAAGAACAACAATAAGCAAAAGAATGCCTATAAGCTTAGGATCGTTAAAAAGAAACCTAGTTTTGCGAACCTCTTTGAACTTGCTATCAGATTTAGCAGAGTAACTATCGTAAAGGTCAAATATTGCCTTGTCATAGTTCACGCTAGTAGTGGCATAAGGCTTGTTCCTCTTGCTCTGATGACCTATGTAATAATTAAGAGATACGCGATTCTTAAAGCCTAGTCTTTCCTGGCGGAGCAAGAAAATAAGTTCCTCACGCAAGCCGTTCACAGAACTATCTATATTGCTATCGTCCTGAGTTATGATTAAAACCTCGTGCTTCAATTTTCTATGGACAGAACAATATTCAAAAAACTTCCTGTTTTTTTCAGTATCCCAGTCCTTGCTATTTATGTAGCATTTCTTCTGTGCTTCATCTAAAACTATAAGAGAACCCGTCTCAGCTTTGGGTATGCACCTAAGATAATAACCACCACACTCCTCCTCAGTAGGAGCAAATTCCCTTTGAGGGAAAAGCTTTTTATAGTTCTCGGAAAGATACTCCAAAGAAAAATCATGGAAAAGACTCTCAATGTAAAAAGAAGTTATATCCTTGCGGTTATACTTGGTGCGGAGATAGTAAGATATCTTAACAATATCAAGGCCAGGGATATTGCAATAAACGTGACGGCCAGAAAGTAAAGCAGGCAATACATAAAGTTGAAGAGTAAGCAACGTTTTGCCTGCGCCTGGTTTACCTGTCTTTACCGTTATCATAACAACTTCCTACAAATTAGAGCGACACCGATGCCAGCAATTTGACCACCGATTAAAGCAACAAAAGCATCACGAACGCCCATACAACCAAGAAGTTGAAGAACTTCATCAGGCAAATCGCTGAACACACCAAAAGCACTAGTAAGCGTTGGCCAAAAATCAGTGGATTTAATGAAATCAAGCATTTTGCCAGTAGCCCACTCTGCCATTTCTCCACCCCAAAATAAAGTACCTGCAACGATTATTCCCTGGGTGAAAAACGAAAGAAGAATACGACCAGCAAAGCCAGCCAACAGCCAACGCAACACAGTTCCTGCAAATGCTAACAATAAAGGCATTATTGACGTCCTCCACTTCTAAAAATTGCTATCATTGAAAAAGCGTTCATGAAATAAACCGAAATAAGCAATAAAGCACGAATGAACTTTGCCAAGTTAAAACCAGAGCCAGGAACAAGGTCGTTAAAATCCATATGAAAAGGAATTGAAGTACCATAAAATTTAAGCTGTTTGTCAATAACAGGGCATTGACTACCGTAAGAACCCATTTTGGAAGGCATAAGCTTGTTAATTTGTTCGTCTGTGTAAGGGGTGAAACCTTTACCACCGCCCTTTATTTGACTATTGGCTTTGGTGCCATAACCGGAAAGATCACCCAC